GCCTCCTCTACAGCCTCCATTCGATCGAATAGGGTATCGGCTTGAGCAACTCTGGCGCGCGTGTACTTGACGGCAAATTGGCCGTCGGCAACGATCCACCGTTGAACGGTGCGGAAATCCGGCATCCCATCGTCTGAGCAAACCTGGCGCAACGATCGGCCAGTCTGGATAGCATCCACAACCCTATCTTGTATCTCCGCCACATCATCCGTTGCATACGCCATGTTAGTAATCCCCAACTTAAGTTACTGACCGACCGGTTATTAAAGCACTGTTTTAGCCCACAACGATCATACATAGTTTGCACTACCTATAGGTAGTAGTGCAATGTATGTATGGAATCGCTGTTTTTGTCCGGTTCTTCCACAATGCACAGTTTATACACAGTTTAAACTATGTAAGGGTAAACACTTAGTAAATACTGCAATAAAACCTGTCGCATGCTACAAAATCCGTTACACTGGATGCTCACAACAACCAACCAGGACAAACAAATGAGCAAGTCAACCCAACGCGAATTGAACAACATCGGTACATACGTACAAGCGGGCATGATAGGCACCGCCGCGCGCGCCGCGTCTGCACTGGTACGCGGCCAGATGCGTGATTCGGTTAAGCGCACGCTGTTGGAGACATATGAAGCATGGCCCGAAATGCTTGCGCATCCAGACTTCATTGTCTAAAAATAAACGGGGCTTCGGCCCCATCAATCAACCCAACCAGGACAAGATCATGCAAAAACTCAGCACACCAGCGAATCAGGCCCGGATCCGCGCCATCGTGGCGCAATGGAATGCCCAACCGCGCCAGATACGGGGAAATTCCTCCCCCTGGGCGGCGATGGAGCAAAAAGGCGGCCAGTGGATTTTTTACGTGAAGGGAGACATGGTTCAGGGCAACGGCCCTGAGCCACATAAAGAAGTCAACCTGTGGAAGCACGGGTACCAATACTGACAGTCTCACTTTATGCCACCTAGTCCGGTGGCATATGGGGAAATTGTCCCGGTAACAGGAAAACATCATGAAGCAGACCGTAAACCTCGAATCATTCATGCAAGCATTCCATGCATATAACCGTTATGAGCAATTCGGTTATCAAGCTTTGAAGGTGCTTTTTGAGTATTTTGAAGAATGTGATCCAGGCATGGAATTAGACGTTATCGCTATTTGCTGCGATTATTCGCACGATGACGTGATGGAGATTGCGAATAATTACAGCATCGATCTGTCAGATTGTGCCGAAGCTGAGGATCGCGCCGATGTTGTCCGTGACTGGCTAAATGAACATACATCCATTGTTGGTGAAACCGATACGGGTTTTGTGTATTGCTCTGCGTTCTGAGCGTAATTAACCTAATGCCCTATGGATTAGGGCATTGAGGCAATTATGCCTATCAACCAACCTAGGAAAATCATGGAACACGCTACCGCTATCGACACCACTACAGTTACCATCGACAATGATTTAATGATCATGCCTGGCCATCTTGCTGCCATTGCCATGTTCGCAGCAAAAAAAGACATACGGTCCTATTTGATCGGTGTTTGTATTGATACTGGCCCTTCTGGTACGTTTCTAGTGGCCACCTGTGGCCACACTGTTGCCATACACCAGATAGACACTGTGGCGCGTACAGTAGGCCAATTTATCATGCCACTGGTGCCACTTGCCAGCATGATCAAGGCAAACAGGCGCATCGGTATCAAGTTAACCCTTCCTGCTGGTTTTTCCGGAAGGTACGATTCAAAGGTTAAGCGTCAAGTAACGCTCGAATCACTCAAAGGTGAAATTTCCATTGTGTCCGAGCTTGATGGCATCTTTCCCGATTGGCGCAGGGTTGCCAAGCATGATGATGCACCATACCCGCATCATGTATTTTTTGATACCCGATACCTATCTCTGGTGTCCGATGCTGCAAACGTAATTAGTCAACGTAAATTCCCGGTCCAGGTCCGCCCAGGTGGCACTAGTTGCGGGTTTGCCCATCTTGATTTCGAAGGCAAAACTGTGGTTTACATCATGCCACTGCGCGCAACTATTGACGAACTGCCGAGCAAACCAGGCATGACGTACTAAAAACCCTATGGGACTACGGTCCCATTTTTAGGAGCATCAACCATGAAAACCCTACTTCACGCCATCATTGGCGCGGTCCTTTTTGGGCTGCCTTTTGTAATTTACTTCTGGAGCATGACACCATGAAAAATCACAAAATCCTACGCGTTGCTTTACGCGCCAAGTATGGCGCGCATCATTACCGCATAACTCAAAATGATATGGTGCATATTTATGGCGTTATGCCGAACAGCGCCACGGTCGGATGGTGGATGATGGGTGATATCCTCATTGCCGAACTGTGGATGGGTTTAGCATGACCCCACAATTCGACGATAGCGCCGATAGTTTCGATATGGACCCCGATCCTCCAGACTACCCGGCAGAAATATGCTCGGCATGTTCTGGCAGTGGTGAGGGTCGCTACGATGGCACTAGGTGCCAGTACTGCAACGGCAAGGGAGAACTATGATCGTCCTAGCCCTGCTAATCGCTAGTCTGCTAGCGGTCATATTTAACCTGTAACCCACAAACCCCTAAGCCCCTAAGCCCCTTCATAGGGGCTTTTTAACATCCAAAAAGGGAGAGAAAGGGAAAGAAAGGGAGAGAAAGGGAATCCCTTCATAGGGGCTTTTTAACGTCCAAAATCTGCCGTTTGGCATCCTCGAAACCACGCCCGATGATGACAGTGTGACCTATCCCTTGCAGGTAAGCTATCCAGTCCTTTTGCACTGGTGACACCACACCACCGGCTTCGCGTTTCATCTCCACCCATAGCGACCACGCAGGAACGAATAAATCCGGTATCCCTGCCTGTACCCCTTCTGACTTCAATGATGCTCCTTGCGCCATGCTACGCCCCCCCCCGTTTGGTATGGCGAAGATACGGGTACCAGGGTACTGGCGGCGAAACCAGGACACTAACCGGACTTGCTCTAAATGTTCTGATGGTAGGGTTGCCATATCAAAATGGAACCTCTTCCACCCACAGCGCGCACCCTCCCGGCTCCGATGCGAACTCAGGCGGTGGCTCTGCGTTGAATTCCGCGCACAACCCTTGCTCGGTGTAATGGTCGCAAGTGTGACAAACCCTTGGTGGCTCGGCCCTGAGTGTGGCGCGGTAGTAAGTAACGATCGCGGGTTCGGGGTGACGGTTCATGGTGTCCAGCTCCTGTTGATGATGCTAAAAAATTTACCTTCGCGGCGAAACTCTATTAGTGATGGCGGCTTGCCCCCAGTCAGTTCTTGCGCCATCTCATGTAGGTCGGCCATGCCATAGTCCAGTGCCACGCCTGACTTATGGGCAATGTCGGCAAGTAGCCTACGCGATTTTTCCCCCGCATACCCATCATGGGTAACGGCCAGATATTCCGTTACCGGGATATCGGACAACCCCCCGTAGTACGTCAGGGAGAGCATTTCCCGGCCACTGGCGCGGCTTATATGCTTGCGCCATGTCCAGGCGCTAACGTCCATGTCAATGCCCTCCACGCCCATAATGTCTAGGTTGCTCAGTTTCAGCGGTGGGCGCTCCGGCTCGGGAAACTCGGCCCCGCAGGCCGGGCATACCCGGACAGACAACGCGCATATCTCTTGGCAGTTGTCGCATACCTTCACCGGCGCTTCGCCTACCTTGTCGCCCTTTTTCGGTGGCGCTCGAACGGCGGTGATTGGCCCATGCTGTTCCACCACGCCCGCAAAATCCAACACTAGACAATCAACCTTACCCGGCGCGATCCGCAAGCCACGCCCGGCCATTTGCACGTACAGGCCGGGTGACATCGTAGGGCGCAGCATAGCCACTAAATCAATGCCTGGCGCGTCGAATCCGGTGGTGAGTACATTCGCATTAGTCAACGCCCGAATCTTGCCTGACTTGAATTCAATCAGCATACGGTCGCGATCGGCGCTCGGTGTCTCACCCGTCACACACTCGGCCACAATGCCTTGCGCCACCATCGCATCGCGTACATGGTGTGCATGGGCCACGCCAGCACAAAACACCAGCCATGATTTACGCTCGGCCCCTAGCTTGATGATTTCGGCCACGACTCGACTGTTCTTGTCGTCGGTGTCCACCGCAGCTTGTAGCTCTGACTCAATGTACTCACCGCCACGCTTTTTAACCCCGTCCACCTCCAGTTTGGTGGTGGTCAGCTTGCTCCGCAAGTTGCACAAAAAGCCCTTGAAGATCAGTTCCTCGATGCTTACCGGCTCGATCAGCGCGTCGAAGATTGCCGGTTTGTCGGTGATGTAGCCATGCCCGAGGCGGTACGGGCTGGCGGTCAACCCGATCACCCGCAGGTTCAAGTTAATGACCCGTAGGTCATTAAGCAATGTCCGGTAGCCCCCTTCATCCTTGTGGCTCACTAGGTGGCATTCATCGATGATGACTAAGTCAACGTGCCCTATTTGCTTTGCCTTGCTCCGCACCGACTGGATGCCTGCAAACGTTATGGGCTCCCCCAGTTCCTTGCGGCCAAGCCCTGCTGAATAGATTCCCATAGGTGCATTGGGCCAGTGCTGGCGCATTTTTTCAGCGTTCTGGCTGATCAATTCGCGGACATGGGTGAGCATCAGGATGCGCGTTTCCGGCCACGATTGCAGCGCGTCCTTGCACAGTGCCGCAATGATGTGAGACTTGCCTGAGCCTGTAGGCAGCACCAAGCAAGGGTTGCCCACGTTGCCTGCCTCAAACCATGCGTAGAGTTGATCGATGGTGCGTTGTTGGTATTCCCTCAGCATATCCGGCCATCCCACTCTTTCCGCATCCCCATCAATAGCGCATCACCTTCCGCGCAAGCCGCAGGGTTAGCCAACAGTTCTTTGCTACCATACACCCCATCACTTGGCTTGCCGTTCAGCACCGGCTTGCCTTCAATCTCATAAACTGCAACCCAGTCACTTGGACCATTAAGTTGTTTCCAAGGCACAAGGTCGGGATGCAGTACATGGTTCTCGCATCCCAGATGCTGTGCCTCAGTCGGTACAACATCGTCCCACCTCGCACAATGCCATGTACTGTCAGACAATGGCGTTGAATGGGCGCAGGTACGGCAATTGACTTCCTTCGTGGTCTTGCTGCCGTGGCAGAAGTCGTGGCCCGGACACATCTTGCATTCAAACCATGTCGGATCAACGCTTATCGGCGGTGGCAGGCGGTCAGTTAGCGCCAGCCGCTGGCCCTTGGCAATGGCCTTGATGGCATGGTCCTTGTCGTACTCAAGCCGCTCGGTGTAGATCCGGTCGTCGTCTTTGCAGATGGCAACGTACAGGGCGCGTTTCAGGTCGGTGCCATGCATGTAGACTTGGCATTGTGTGAAATGCATGGGCTTACTCTTTGCCACGCCATGCTTCTCTAGGTCGTTGAAACTCTTGAGACTGTGGGTCTTGAATTCCAGCACATGCTCTGTCTTTGGCGCGCCGGGCACACCCTTACCGATGCCGTCCAAGCTGCCGCTAATGTGGCTACCAAAGTCCACCCGGCGCTGGGTGCCGCTCACGCTCATGCCAATGGCGCGGAGGTCACTGACAATGGTGGATTCTTCGTTCTGACCACGCCGGAACAACCGCAAGATGCGGCCCTTAAATTGCTCCTGCACCGCCCACCGGAACGACAGCCAGAGCCAGCGCTCGCAGTGGTGGCCTAACGTGCTGCAACCCATGTGGGCGCGGGGCTTCTCCGACCGTGCTTCATGGGCAGCATCAATCAGGGAAGTTATGGTAACCTCGGGCTCTGGTATTTTCATGTGTGTTGCTCCTAAGTTGGATTGACCCCGCTCTAATCAGCGGGGTCTTTTTTTTGCTTATTTCTTCGCCCAAGGTGGCGCAGACTTGGCCGGTGCCGCAGGAGTAGCACCAGCAACTGACCCCATCGGCTTGAACGGTGCCACAGCAGCCGGGGCCACACCACCAATCGCCCTGTAGCCCTTCACCTCGTTACCGGCGTACTCGCCGGTCTTGACCACTAACTTTATGCCAAGGTTGCCGCCGATCAGTTGGTCGGTGTCCGAAACCTTAGCCAGGCCAATCGCCCGCATGATTTCGCCAAGCTGTTGCCTGCCGATTTCCTCAGCCTTGGTGCTTGCGTTCTTGATGTTCAAGTTGCCAAAGATCACCCGGCCCTGATGCGATGGGCCGGTGATGGTGTACTTGCAGGCGATGTACTTGCCGTCACCCGCCTTGGTGGGCTTGATCTCCGCGCCGGTAATGGCGGCGTTGTACCAACCCTCGGGCAGTGGCTCAAAGTTGCTGGTGCCTTGGGGCAGCGTGTCAACGCTGTACTCTTCGTCGAGAAAAGCCATGATGTTTACTCCTTAGTGATTGTGAAAGTGGGGCGTCCGGGGGTGGACGTTATGGCACCGAGAAGCGGCGCGGTCACGGCGTCAGATGCCGCATTCCACACCCGTGCATTGATTTCTGGTTTCCAACGGAACAAGCTGGACAAGTGTTCCGACAAGCCAGCCTCCGACGCCAGAACTTGCAGCTTGTCAGCGTCAATCTTCTTGTTGATGCGGCCTTCAATCTTGATCTTGTAACCGTCAACCTCTTGGTTGACCGTGCCGTCAAGATCCTTTGGCAGCAAGAACAATTTGACCATTTCGTCTTCAAGTTCGCGGCGCTCGGCCACCGCAGCGGCTTCCAATTTCTTGGCGTTAAGCCAGCGTTGATAAATGGTGTTCATGCCAGTGTCTCCTCTTTGCTTTCGTTTTTGATCCATACCAACGCTTTGTTAAGCATGTCCCGCAACTCTTCGGCCTGCAAGATAGTCAAATGCAGGCTTATCGTCGCGCCCGGTGGGCTAGCGTTAACCAGCAGGCTTGCCGGGGCATCTTCATTTGCACCAAAGGCAGAAATGCTTGTGGCGCGGCTATAAAAAAACTCCATTGAGCGTTTCATGCCACACCGCCAATCTTCTCGATGATTGCGCCCAAGTCAGGCGCTTCCCATGCAGCCAGCTTGCCAGAGCGATCCTTAGCCAGCCACAACCCGTCGCTGTCGCACATCAAGGCGCGTTGGGTGTTGCCCTCTGCGTCTTTCTCAACCCGCAGCGCCAGCACCTCATCAAAGAAGTAGGGAAGCGCCTGGCCGGTCTTGTTACCCGGCATGGATGGGCTGTACAGCACCCGGCCCATCTCGTCTTGGGTCTTCTCCAGCTTGGCAGTCATCAGGACATGGCGTCCTGGGATGTCTCGGAATGCGCGAATGATGTCTGCCATTTGCTCTTGCATTGCGCCGTAAGCAGCGCGGGGGTCTTTGTTGACCTTCTTCTCATGGTTCAGGCAAACCTCGGCAATCTCCGAGATGCTATCCAGCGCCACGCTCTTGTACTCGGACTCCAGCACCCAACTGTAAGCCTCGCGTAAGTCTTCCATGCTGGCAATCTCTACATACGGCAGGTCAGCGTCTTGAATAGACAGCAGACCACCCTCGGCTGACAATACGACCGGGTTCGGCAGGGACTTAATCAGGCTTGTCTTGCCCGATCCTGCCTGCCCGTAGACAAGCAGCTTGACACCGTTGGCACTTAAGCCGCTGGTGCGTTTCAACGAAATAGCCATGTGGCTCTCCTTCTGGTTGCGCTTCCGTCTGGACTCAGTTCGAAGCGTGCTTGCAGTTTAGCACAATGGCGTGATACAGTGTCAACAACTTTTTGACGAAAGATTAAAAAAGATGGCCGACCTAGTAAGCATCCTTGGTGGCGAGTGGTTCCCACCAGCACCCAAACACATAGACGCCCCCGAAACACAACTCAAAGACGCTATGCTTGGCGCAGGGCTAAAGCCACCGGACATCGTACTTTTAGACGGCAAGCTGCACCGCTTTCAGAGTGGCACCAAGGGCGAGGCAGGCCATAGCAAACCCGGTTGGTACATTGCATTTTCTGATGGCGTACCAGCAGGGCGCTTTGGGTGTTGGCGATCAGGCGTTGAACTTTTGTGGAAAGCACAGATAGGTCGAGTCCTGACGCAGGTAGAAGAAATGGCGCAGTCCCGCCGATTGGCAGAGGCTAAGGCGCAACGCGATGCAGAGCAAGCAAAGACCCGAGAGGTTGCCGCAAACACCGTTGACCTTATATGGTCGCAGGCCGGCGCAGCAAGCCCAGAACATCCATACTTGCAACGCAAGGGCATCAAGCCGCACGGCGCGAGGATCACAGGTGACGGCAGGTTGATGGTGCCACTGTACAACTCGGACGGCGAACTCTCCAGCATCCAGTACATAGACCACCAAGGCGGCAAACTCTATCACCCAGGCGGTCAGACCGGCAGCATGTACTGGACGGTTGGCAGTATGGATGACGCCGATACGCTCTACATTGCAGAGGGCTTTGCCACCGCCGCGACCATAGCCGAGACAACTGGCAAGCCCTGCGCCGTGGCCTACAGCGCCAGCAACCTTGTGCCGGTGACCGGCATCCTCAAGGCGGCGCACACAGCGATTGACATTTGCATTGTTGCCGACCATGACGCAAGCGGCGTGGGGCAACGCTACGCAGAGCAGGCCAGCGCCAAGTATGGGGTTCGAATGACAACACCGCCAGTGCCGGGTGACGCTAACGACTATGTACAAGCTGGACATGACTTGGCCTTGCTGCTCAAGCCGATTGTGCCTACGGACTACCTAATCCATGCAGACGGGTTTTCAGCGCAGCCAGCGCCGATTGCGTGGCTTGTGAAGCACTGGATACAGGACAAGGCATTGGTTATGGTGCATGGCCCTAGTGGCGGCGGTAAGACCTTTGTTACGCTAGATTGGATGCTGCACATTGCAGCCAGCAAGCCGACATGGTTCGGCCACAAGATCAGACCCGGCAACATGGTGTACTTGGCTGGCGAAGGGCATCATGGTTTGCGAAGTCGTATTGCAGCATGGAAGCACCATAACGGCGTCAGCAGTCTAAATATGTGGGTCAGCAAGTCCGGTGTAGACCTCAACACCAGTGCCGGATACTTGAAGGTGGTCGAGGCTGTGAGGGCTCTGAAGATCAAGCCTGATGTGATCACTGTTGATACCCTGCACCGATTCATGGCTGGGGACGAGAACAGCGCACAGGACGCCAAGACCATGCTAGACGCTTGCGCGGCACTCATGCTGGAGTTCGACTGCACCGTGATCCTAGTCCACCACACAGGCGTATCAGAGGAAGCCCAGCACCGGGCGCGAGGCAGTTCAGCATGGCGCGGCGCGTTGGACATTGAAATTAGCGTGGTGCCCGCCAAGGGCGACAAGTCTATTGAGATTGTGCAGCGCAAGAGCAAAGACGCCGAGATGGCAGCGCCGGTTTACGTTGATCTTTTGTCGGTCCCGATACCTGGTTGGCTGGATGAGGACGGCGAACAGGTTACCAGTGCGGTAGTGGTCAAGGGCGAGGTGCCAGAGTCCAAGCAAAAGAGCGATGGCGAGATGTTTACAGACTTTGAAAAGGCATGGTGGGGCTCTGGTGCTGAAGACCGTGGTGGTGCGCCATACATAACGCAGTCAGTAATGCGCGATTACGCAGTGACCAATGGCCTTGCAGCATTTCCCAAGTCAGTTGCCGCTGGATCAAGGCGAAATTTGATTGATGGCAAGGCACCGTACATCAACAAACTGATTGACGCCAAGTTGATTGAACCCCATGAGAACGGCTGGATTGTGATTGAACCCGGCTCGGCTTCAGCAATGATGCTGAAAAGAAATAGTGACAAACAATAAAACGGTGATAAACTTTAGAACATGAACAAACTTACACAACTCAGGGCAAAGCTCAGGGCAGCGCAGGCTGAACTGGCTATTCGTACCCGGACGCACAACAGTGCGAGTCGGGCTTATAACAAGGTGACTGCAAGGATCACAGAACTTGAAGGGAAGATTAATGCTTACTTGGCGAAAGTTTCAGAGTAATTTGCTTGACTACAACGAGGCAGAGTTGCTGGCCTTGCTCAATGAGGAACGCAGCGAACACAAGCGGGTGTCCATGCTGGAGCGTATCCATCAACGCTACTGCACTTTGCGGACTAACAGAGAAAGGATGGAACTGCTCAAACAAGGAAACACACCATGAGCCGCATAGGACAAGCAGTCTTTGAACTGCAAGAAAAAGATGATCAAAATTGGATGCAACAACATGAAAAAATTATTAGACCTATTCAAGCGCCCAACGCCGCTGCAAGTGATTGCGGCTGGCTTGGCAGAAGCGCACTTGTCCTTGTTGGAGGCCGAGACTGCGGTGGAGTACGCGCAGTCTGTGGTGTCCTACAACGTGGCCCGGATTGATCGGCTTAACAAGCGTTGGGAGGAGTACAAGTGAACACATGGCCCTTCCCGCTGGCCCCGCTGCCGCCGTACAAACCCGGCAAGCCGATCCCAATCAACCCAGACAACTACGAGGAGTCACCACTATGACCGGGTTTAATTCAAAGCGGCTGGCAAGTAAAGACTCTCTTCAACAGGCGATTGATACGTTGGATGCCGCCCTCCGTACCGCCCGCCGCCCTGTCGTTGCCCAGCCTGCCGCCCCTGTGCCCGAGGACGACATGGCTGATGACGGCGGGTGCCCCGTATGCGGAGCAGATGGAGGGACATCTTGCGGGATGCCGAACTGCGGCCTGCTGTCTGCCGCCCCTGTGCAATCGGCTAAAGCCATTGCCGACGAGCAGTCTTACGACACGGGTCTGTGGTTTGTTGCGACCACGGTGAGCGAGGCGCATCTGCAAGCAGCACTGAGGCGGTTGACTGCGGCAGTTGAGGGGGAGGCACCATGATCAAACTACCCCCACTGCCAGATCACTTGAACACCCAGTGGCCGTACCTGCCGCACCAACTCAGAGCCCGTGACATTGAAGTCGCCCGTGCGGTGCTGGAGGCTGCGGCTGCGGCGGTGTCTGATGGATACCTCGGGCGCATCGACCCTGTGTGTGCAGCCATCATCCGCGCCATGAAGATTGAAGGAGAGACACCATGATCAAACGACCACCGCTGCCGGGTCACCCCAATCCATACACGTACCGCTGGACGGATGCCGAGATAGCAACCATGCGGGTGATGCAGATCGCCGCTGCAAGGGCGGCGCTGGAGGCTGCTGCACAGGTGTGCGATGCGGGGGCAGAAGACGCTGCCAGTGAGCGCCGTAAGCCGCTTTTGACCCCCGCCGGAATAACGCTTTACGAGGGTATGCACGGCGGAGCGACAAACTGTGCTGCGGCAATCCGCGCTATGAAAATTGAAGGAGAGACAACATGACAGTACCACTTCCACAATCATTTGAGATG